CTCATTTCTGGTGATGAATCAACTGTTATGGTTTTAACAATAGTTAATTCACCTTCAACTTCTTGTCTAAGTTTATGTTCCTTCTCATACATATCTTTCCAGTATCTATGATAATCAATTTCTTTATGATCCTTTTTAATAACTGGAGTTTCCTGTTTAAGTCGTGAGTTTTCCTGCATCTCTGTTAATTCACGATAAGTTTTATCAGGATTTTCTTTAACAAGTTCATGAAGAGTTTTGTCAACCATAGAATATCTCCTTGATTTGTTCAGTATTAAAATACTTTAGATCATCCTTTAAATGTTTAACATAAACATCTGTAAAGCCTTGAAATTTTAATTCATTTGCAATCTTAAATGACTTAGAGGTAGCATCAGGATCAAGAGCAACGTATAGTTTTTTGTATGGTTTAATATATTTATTATGGTTATTAACTAAGGATGTTCCCAAGATAGCAATCCCTGTAAGAATATTAGATACCGCACAGGCGGATGCACAATCCTCAACGATAACTGCATCATCACATTCACCACATTTAAAAGGAATACTTTTATCCGTATACATATACCACTTTGGATATACTTGAGCATTAAGTCCCCGACCTACAGCCCCTGCATATTTATTATCCTTAGGATCTTTAATCATAAAGACAATTCTATTCTGTTTAACATCATACTTAATATCAGCACGACCCCAGGCAACGGCTTCCCAACAATTATTCTTATGTAGATATTGTTTTGCTTTTTCATTTGAATGCACAGATTTAAAACTATCGGGAACATTAAATTGTCTAGGGGTATCATCTTGGGTTTGTCTGAATGTCTTGGCTACATACTGCATATCTTTTTCTTTTTGTTTATTCCCCTTAGCACTGCAAGAAACATGGAAACAATACCAGCTTAATTTATTATCAGTTGTACTTACAATAAAAGTATTCTTGTTGTGACAGAAAGGACAATCACTTCGCACTTCCGTATCGGGAGGAATAAAAAGTCCTTCGACAACTGCCAGTTGCTGTTGGTAATTCAAACCCAACTTCCCAAAATTAATTCTTTTTCTTTTTTAACACCATTAAATAATTCTTCGTAGGTAATTATTATACGTTTATCAGCAAAGAACGTATCCTTTTCCAATTTCATATAGCCTTTTTCAACGCACACCCCAGCTACATGATTAATATAATCAACCATTTTTATTGTTGGCTCTGACTTGAGGGAAACTTTAACTGTGCCATGAACACCATGACCACACAGTCTAATTTTATATCTTTTCACAAGATATTTGTATATCAGAAATTTTTTAATCTGTCAATGATTTTATTTTTTCTTGGTTGTAACCTTAAACTTCCAAATATTTTCAGGATCACCGATGCCATAATTTAAGGCACTCTTTAAACTTTCTTTGATATCGCTTGCCATTATTTCTTTTTCAACATTACTAATTTCTACGATATAAGTTTTAGTTTTTATTTTTTTTGATTTCATACTTAACATAATTACCAAATGCCTCCGTATTTTGTGCATTTAAATAATCATTAGAATTTGATTTCATTTATCCCTCCGAATATTTTCCACGCATATGATCTAGATGTACCTCAACATGCTCATCAACAATTTCTTGTATTTCATTAGCAAGACCTTCATGTTCTGTAAATAAATCTGCCGATCCAATTTTAATATTCGTTCCATCATTTAGATCTACAGTGATAGTCCAAGATTCGAAAGCCAGTGGTGGTTCGTTAGGTTGGCTCATTTATTTTTCCTTTCTCTGTTGGCTTACAATAAGTAAAGCCTACCCTATAATCTTTTTTATTAATAGTATAATTAAAATTAACTTCATACTCATCAACATATTCTTCACAGGATTGATAGTCTATAAATTTTTCCTTTAATAAATATTTTACACCAACCCTTGCATCAAAGTCAGTAAATAAAAATATAAATAATTCAAACATAATTTATAAATGATTAATAAGTTTTGCTATCACTGATTTAAGACTAAGTTTTTTTAAATGCCCGCGTTTGTAATGATGAAGTAACTTATTGTGTAACATTACTATGTAGTCGGGATCTGTTCCTGCTATATCACACATCAATCTAAATCTTGGTTTGCTTGTGTTAAAGAAATCCCTCGCCTGACTTTGCATAACACTTAACTGATCTTTGGAACAAAAATTTACACTACCTATGCTACCAAGACTATCCATCAAGGCACGTTCCAGCATGGCTTTGGCAAGATTTTCCTCTGCTCCAATAAGAGAACCTCCCTTATTGACATTACCTACGTTGTGATTTAAAGTATTCATTGACAATTTTGTAAAAATATGTTATGCTTTTTTGTTCCCTTAGGGAAGCCTAATAGATATAGTCCAACCATAACTTTATGTAGAAATATTAGTCTTACCTTCTTGTATCTTTTCGGTCTCAAGAATTTTTGTTGTCTTCTTAAAGTCTGCATTGATCATAGCCTTAGCCATATCAATTTGTTTCTTAAGCCTAGCTATCATATCATAAGGAACACCGTCAGCTTTAATAAAATATGTAAGGTCATCCGAGATCTGTGATGAAACATCTTTCTTTCGTAATCCAAAGTATTGCCAGTCGGGTTCTTTACCTACATTTTCAAGATAATTTGTTAAGGGGTCGTTGATGGTAGGCTCAGGTTTTTTATTTTCTATAGTCATGATTTTAGTAAACCATTTATTTTCTTTACTAAATCTTCAAGGGTTGAACTAACTTTATGTTTATAAAGAAAATGTTTATGATCAGCTTTTAGTTCATTTAAACTAGGATCTTTATATGAAGGTGATGCCCCAGTAGGTTCAGCCTTATCTTTCCTACGTTCATATGCCTCAGCTTTATTTTTTGTATCTCGATGATCTTTTAATTCTTCGTGATGTTCTTGGGTCATAACAGTTCTCCTTAATTAAAATTATCAGGATCTGATTATCATGTTCAAGCAATCATGTCAAGAAAAAATTATAGGATAGACCACTAGGATAATTACCCCACCATAGAATAGACATCCAAATATATTACGCATTACACCCTCCTTGTTTTATACATATGGTCTAAACCTATGTATTATAGGATAGTCTGTCAAGTACTAGGACTAACTTTACACCTTAAATAAGGTGCTATTTTACTAGGTTTTAGGGGGTTGACAAAATATTTTTATTTTGACTTTAGTTTTTGGGGTGATTTTTGTGTACTTTAATAAATCCCAAGACGATTTAAAAGTTTTTTTATGTTAGCTGATATTAAATGATGATGTCCCAACGAACACATGCGACCATCACTTATCCACCAATGATCTTTTTTATCTTCATCTTGTACTGCCTTACCACCGAACATCTTTTCAATTATTATTTTATCTTTCCATACAAGATGCTCTTCTGTCTTGAAGATATAGTTGAGGGTGTACTCATGATCACCATCATATAAATTAAATTCTTGTAAAGTGTAGAGTGCTTTAGCCATAAGATTAACTACTAGTGGTTAGTTAAAATGTCAACAGAAAAAATCGAATATTCGATATCTTAATGCTTGACTTATTTTTCTAGATATACTAAGAACTTACATGCTATTTTGATATGTGATAAAAGAAAATTAGAATAAGGTGGGGTTGCATAAGTATTCTAGATCCTATTGTGTAGCACCAACCACATTTAATTATCTTAATAGATAGGGGTAGCATCCGAGAGGTGCTACTTTGTATTCATCAAAGGGCAAGTTTGTACCCTATAGGGACGATGAATAGAATAAGGGTCAAGTAGGCAAAAATAGAGGTGTAACCTCACAGGTTTTTTGGTAACTGGTCATTGGTGAAATCAAGACGTTAAAAAAGGAAGGCTTACCAAATGCTTGACCCTTAAAATTAAAACAAAGAAAAAGGAATATTAATGAATAAAAAAATTGATGCAATAAAAAAGAACAAGGAAGATACAAAGAGAGCAGTAGATAAGCAGATTAAATGGAGTGTTACCTACGGCAATGCCCGTTTAAATACCACGCTACTAGTCCACGAGGCAATCACTAAAGGATATATTAAACTAGAATATAGTGACAAGGATGGAAATAATAAAAAAACTTTAAACGAATTAGAATTAATCGGCAATGAACATATCAGATATTTCAAAAAGGAATACACTCAAAAATATTTAGGTGTTACTTGGACAACCAAGACACATAAAAATCAATTGGATGCTTTAGGTGATGCCCTTAAGGATGCTATTGTTTTATATCAAACGAAGTCTTTAGAAGAGGATGAAGGTAAACATTTAGACGGGAAGAAGGGCGATAAGTTATGGGTTAAGAGTAAATTTGTAACAGATAACAATCCTAATTTAAATCCTAATAAAGCTAAAGGTAAAATGCTTTTATCCTTCAGTCAGCTTGACGAAACTTGTCGGAACTATTATTCAAGGCAAGGCAAGGGATCAGGTGGAACGGCTACGATTAAACTTGATCCACAAATTGAGAAATTAAATGTAGCTTTGGTTAATGATATGGGTGATAAGGCTAATCCTTTTCTGAAAAGTACCAAGAAAACACAGGAAAAATTAGTGGCTTTATCAACAACAATTAGTAATTATATCCGAGAGAAAATCTTAAGTACAAGTAATGGATCTGAAGATACACTTGAAGATAAAGTTAAGGATACACCTGAAGAAATTCCAAACCAAAAAGCCATCGTTAATGTTCAATAGTTGCTCCCAAAAGAAAGGCTAGTAGATCTGAAGATTTTCCCCAGTATCTACTAGCCTGTAGTTTTTTACTCGTGATATTATCTAGTGTTCTCTATTTTTTAGTATGATACTTTAGTTTTTTAGTATATTTTCTTATAAAAGTATTGGCAATTTTCTGCTTCCGTTGCCACTTATTTATAAGACTTTGAAGGTGGTCTATCTTCTTCTGTCGTTTATCTTCTTTACTTAAGATAATGACTTCAGGTTTTAGACTGCCCTCCAACCACCCACTTGAAATAACATATTTACATATTTCAAATTCAATTTCAGCTTGTTGAAACGAGTGATTAAAGCGTCTGCCAGGAAATCTTCTCCAATAAAGCCAATGGCTTATTTCATGGATAAGATCCCTCCAACCTTTTTTTAAAGTCGAAGGATCACCTGATAAACAAATCCAGGTTTTTCTTACCCTGTATTTTTTACCTCTCATCGATGATATTCCAGGTGGCATAAATCTTTTTGCTCCAAACTTTTTAAGTAAAAGATTTTTTGCTTTTTCTGCCTCTGCTCTTGTGATGAATGGAATTTTAATATTCTTCCATAGATCATTTACTTCCTCATATTTAAAACTTGTCTTAAGTTTATATTCAGAAGGTTCTCTGTCACTAGTTGTTATTATCATAACATCTACCTTTCCGAGAACTAACTTAGATAATATTCACGATTTAAAAGAACTAAGTATCCAAGACTACAAATCAGATACTAACCACAGTATATCATAAACGTATAGGTTGTATGGTTATTTTGGAAGATGTTTGCCGAATAAACTAGCAACACCACTGTAATAAAATGTGATGTCACTACTCTGTTCAGGTAATGTTCCTTTGACTTTGTTGAATAGTAGAACGATTTAAAAAAAATGAGTATTGATATTGCTTTGTAATATAATGTGATGTTGGGTTTTTTAGGTGATTGTGGCAGAATTGTGATCTACTACATTAACTAAGACCTAAAATAATTATTGCAATCCACATTTTAAAAACTATTATTCAACTATGAAAACATTTTATAAATTATTAGCCATAGCTTTTATAGTTGGCACGATAATTTTTTATAGTGAGTATAAACACAATCAATTAAAATTTAGTTCGATGTCAGTAGACTATAAATTGTTACAAGAGATAGTTAAATTAAAACAAGATATAAAAATACTGAAAGCTAATCGTTGGTATTAAAATGAAAATAAATATAACCCAAAAAGATATAGACAATGGCATGGCTTGTGATGAATATAAATGTCCAATAGCTTTGGCAATAAAGAGAGCATTTAATAAAGGTGTTGATACCAATGAGGTTTCAGTTTCTTATGAAGATGGGCAAGAATTAATAATAAGAGTAGGCACAGATTATCATCACCAATCAGACATAGACAAGCATGAACATATAGGTAATTTTATAAGCTGGTTTGACAATGGTTTATTGGATAGTACTACACCATTTACATTTAATTTAAGTTAGCCAATTATTAATGAGAGAATATAAATTTATAAATCAGGATAAAGGCATTGATATAATCATTGATGCCATGAGTTTAAAGAAAGCAACTAGATCTTTTGAAGGAAAGCATGGAGATTTGAAGGAAGTTAGAGTTACTTATATTAATAAAAAGAATACCCCAGTTGATACATTAATTAAGCTACCATTGAGAAAAAGAAAAAATAAATATTGATTTTTATATTTAAAAGTTTATATTAAAGACATGAAACAAATAGAGAACAAAGTATTTTATATTGAATACAAAGCACAATATAAAAGATACCCTAAAAGAAAACCGATTAAACTTAAAAGACTTGGTGCATTTATTGGAGGCTGTGTCTTAGGTAAGCATAAAGAACTAGGACACCCTTACTTAAAGTATCATGATTTTAAAAAGAATAATTTCAGGACTGCATCAGTTAAGTTTAAACTAACAGACCCTAAAACAAAAAGGATCTTACTTAAGGTAGGTTAATGTTAATTGATAATCCATATATTTTTTATCCGTTTATTTTTATTGTAGGTTTATTTATTTTATGGTACTTTGATTAGATCAGAAAGGAATAAAGAGTATGGGGCAATTATATATAGATAGTAATAAGGGATCAGAAGGTAATCCATATAAAAATACTTTTTTTGATAGCGATCATAAGAAATGTTTTAAAAATGCTATAAGAAAAAAAGCATTTAGATCAAAGCAAGTTAAGGATCCAAACAATTATATAATGTATATG